GTGTTGTATTTTTTGTTGGCTGTTGGGCTTTAGCTGTCGTTAGCTATGTTGCTTACAACCTAAAACCTACAACACCTTAGTGCGCATTATATTCGTGTTTATGTTGAGTGGTTTGCCAACGGCCTAGAACGCGCAAAGGGTGGGCGAGAGAATTGCTCATTGTCGCAGCTTGCTGCGTACATGCCATGAGAGAGAATCGCTTTGAAGTGATAGCCCGTAACATAAAAGGCGTATAATGCGAATTAAGGAAATGACATACCACATGCGCGGTATGTCATTTTTTTTACGTACTAGCCCCGCAGGGATAAGGGCGCTCACTACAGTTCGTGGGGAGTGCTTCATTCAAACGCCCGAAAAGTAGGGAACTTGTTCCCGTAACTCCCCTTAATGAAACCGCAAAACACCCCTTCATCTTGCCAAGCCTGGTTTTAGGTACAGGGCACTGCCAGTTCACGGTTCTATCTCCGACCTTACATAGTTCAGCCTTTCATGCATTCCATTGCCTCCAAAAAGGTGAGCACTGATTCAGACGTAGCGATGCTGAGCGGAGGAGGAATCAGGGCGCACCGCTAGGTGCGTTCTGATGTCGGCAAAGCCACATACTTTAATAGTGGCTTTTAGTCCCAATATGGGAAAACTACTTCTTCAGCTTCTCGTAGTCTTCTTCTGAAAATTTTTGTAGGCCAAGGTTGATCACGTAGTCCAAAACATCGCTTTCTTTAATGTTGCTTTTCGTATGGATCACTGCGTCTACGGTTTTCTTCTCAACCTTTCGCCATGTGGCATCCTTGATATGTTTCGTTGCCATTTTTTCTCTCTCTTAATGTTATGTGTGTCTAATTAATTTCATCATTATAATTTTAGATTCTAAACATTGTTGACAATTAGAATCTAAGAAATTAGCTTATGCAGTGAAAATAAATTATTAGAATCTAAGAAACGGACGATGTACGACTTCATTCACGCTAGAATTTTCTTTAAGAACGATTTCTACACCACTATTCAAAAGGGTGAAGATTTCCAATTTCTTATCGATATGAATCAGTTGGTAGACTGCGGCTTAAGCCTATCTACTAACATTAGCTCGGATGATGACGGCGAAACTCTACTTTCTGAACTGTCACACCCTTGGGCAAGTATTCCAAGTTCTTACACTGGTATTGCTTTCAAGGTCTTTCAGGGTTCCGGTTTCCGTGAAGCGGCTTGTTTAGAGTTCAAGGCATCCCCTGCAAAGGTTATGCAAGGTCAAAACGTTTATGGCTCTGACTGTCTCCAAACTTGCGCGGCTTACATGATGGAAAACATCAAGCGAGCTTTCCCTAAACTCTCTGAAATGCTTGATTTCAAAGAGACTTATATCATTCGCTTAGATACTACTTACTCTTTGCAGCTTGAGTCGCGTGACCAATTAGAGGCTGCTATTAACTCTCTTTCAAGGGTATCTAACCGCCATCTTCGCCAGTCGAGAGACACCGACCACGAAACCACCGTTTATTTCAATAGAGCCAAGAATAAACCTGATACGGGTCGCACAACTTCATTGTGTATCTACTCAAAGTTGGATGAGGTTTTGTCGCAGCTTGATGACCTTAAGAAACGCGCACGTAAAGAAAAAACATCTGTCTATGACCGCGTTATTAAGGAATTGGAATCTGAGGAACTTCAAAGCTTTGCTACAAACCGACTTCGCTTTGAGGCTCGTATCAAGTCTCGTTGGTTCCAAAACAAAGATATTCCTCAAAACTTATTTGATTTGCTTGATTACGTTCGCACTTTTGAGCGTCAGTCAGGTGAAAGCTTCTGCCTTTGGGCTTGGCGTGAATCTATGAAGGATTTACTCGAAGCTATCGAAGGTCAAACTATAACTGTTGTACACGATCACCACGTCAGGGAACTACTGCACAAGCATTTCGATACTGAGCGTAAAGCACCCAACGGCAAGACATATATCAGTCAGGCCAAAGCATTAAGACTTTTTCAGCTCTACGACCGCTTGAAGCACAACTCATATCAAAGGGTGAAAGGAACCATGTCTAAATCTGCATTCTATCGCGGAATAAAGGATCTCCAGAGTATCGGCTTCTCTAAGTCAGAGCTACAAAGTTTAAGCATTAAAGAGCATGTACCTATGGCACAAGTTCTTACTTTTGACTTTGAGAACCAACGCCCTGAGAACACATTTAAACCATATATCGGTCACTTAGATACGCCTGAGAAGTTGCTTGCATACTTGACTGGTGAAGATGTTAAACCTCTTGCGCTTAACCTTGTTCACCAAGTTCGTGACGCTCTTGACTCTCACGGTTTACATGGCGTTTCAGCTTCTAGCTTGATTGCTGGTCGTCCTGTTCGTCTTACTCAGAAAGAGGCTGTATCTCTCGTTATCCTCAAAAATGGTCAATCTAACTTGGTATTCCATGAACCGGAAAAACCAGAAAATGAGGTTTCGAGCGAGGTCTTTACTCGTGACGATTATGACTCTCACGTTTGGCGCTTTATTGCTCATCGTAGATTCTCTAAAACGCAGCTATTTGACTCTCATGTTGCTGAATTTGAAAAGCATCGAGAATATCTAGCTGAAATTAAATCATCAGTAATCTCGAAACATTACTCAAGCGTTCGTGATTCTGGCCTACGCACTCATTAAGGATTTAGATATGAAATCAACAGTATTTTTCGCTCAATATGGCATTTTGGAAGATAACGGTAACCTTTGGGCTAACTGTCAGATTTGTTCTGATTTTGAATTCGATACTCAAAAGGCAGGTGGTCAAGTTGTTAAAACTAGCATTGTTACTGACAACGATAACGATGTTGCTAAACGCTTGGTTAAGGCGCTTGTTGAGGCTCAATCCCCAATTCATGTTGATCTTCAAACTAGCATGAAGATCCAAAAGGGCTCGCCTGTTTTAACTATCACTGATTTTAAACTGGCTAATAACCAGTCTGTTAAAACCGCTTAATTTAGGGCGCCCCAATGAGTATTGAAGATGCAATCTATTGTTTTCAAATCCTCGGCTACACCTTGCTTGCTGCCGTTGCTCTTGGGGCTGTTCTTTATTGGTGGGCTAATTAATGAAGTGTGTATCAAATGGAGTAATTGATAACACTCCACCGGATTTATGTCAGGGGGTTATTTTCATCGAACCTCATGACTTAATAAATATGACGCATCCAGAATTTGTATTTAATCAAGATGTGTTCAATCTAACTGTCGGCGGGATTATTCTCGCGTTCGTTCTCGGTCATTTCGGCGGTCGTGTCGTTAGATGGCTAGGTAAATTGTAAAAAGGAAATATAACTATGCTTAAGTCTATGAAATCTAAAATCGCTCTTGGTGTTTCTGCTGTAGCTGCTTCTGGTTCTGCTCTTGCTGATAACGCAGCAAAAATTACGGAGGCTATTACAGCGGGTGAAGGCATGATTCAGCTTACAACGGGTGGCGTTATCTCTGTTGCTGCAATCTGTTTCGGTGTCGGCCTTGTAGCTTCAATGCTTATCAAACGTTAATACCATGACGCCTGATTTTGTATTTGCTGTTGCGTTCGGAATGGCATTTGTAATGGGCTTCGTTTCTGGTGTCCAAACCCATTAATTGGAATCACCAATATTAAAGGAGAGGGGGCATTACGCTCCCTTTTTTATTATGGCTAGGTTATTACTTTTATTATTTTCTTTTTTTGTTTCTTTTAATTCTTATGCTTATTGGCAACAAAAAACTTCAGCTCATGGTTACATTTCTCATCAAGAAAATGAAACGTGCGAATCTGCGGTTAAAAGGAGGTATTCGTCAAATTTCAATGCTTATGACCATGGTGAAATAAAGGTTTGTACTCCTGCTCATGAGGGTTTTTATCAAGTTAATGTTGCTTGGTATAATTGGGTAGACGATCCGTCAACGCCTGATGATGATTGCTCTACTACTCCAACATATCCAAGCGGCAACTGTGTCCCAGAACCCCACCAATGCCCAGATTCAGGAACATTCATTACATCAACTTGGGGTCGTGATGGTTTAAGTGGCTGGTCTATGTGTCGTTCTGATAATTGTGTTGCAGCTGCTCAGAGTTCTAAAACTGGCATTTGCTATCGTCCATCGGATGATGCTCCAATGAGATGCCAATATGATCTCTTTTATACAGGACAAGCTTGTAAGTTTGACCCTAACAACCCCGGTGTCAGTCCGCCAGATCATGAATACCCTGACGAACCAGTGAACCCGCCAGACCCAGGCCAGCCGCCTAGCCCTGATATTCCCGAAGGTGGCGGCGATGGTGTTGAGCCTCCAATTTATGACCCAGATGGAGAGGGTGACGGCAAACCAGATGACCCAGTTCAACCGCCAAACCCTGACCCGCAACCAGACCCTGACGATCCAAATTTATCTGATGGTGATAACGCTATAGTCGGTGAGTTGAGTGAGGCCAACCAACGTCTTGAGAACATCGACCACTCACTTCAAGACCTTACCAATACAACCAAGTCAGACAATGACACTTTGATTGAATACCAAGCTCATCTACTTGGTGAAATGAAACAGATGAACAAATCACTTGCTGATGGTGTCGGCGGTGGAGGTGGCGGCGGTGGCAATGGTGATGGTGATGGAAGTGGGGAGTGTGAAGGTGATTGTGTTCCGGTTAACTTCCCTGGCGTTCCCGAAGTTGTAGACCCTTTTGCTGAAATCTTAGATGAAACAGATATTAACGACCTGTTGACCAGAAAGGAGGAAATGAAAACTCAATTAGAGGCACAAATGAACAATTTTAAAGGCTTGTTCCGTGTTCCTGATTACGGTACTGGCGGCACTATTGCCCCTGTTGAGTTCAATTTGCAGCATCGAGAAACATCCATCCCCGTTAAGTTCGGAATTTTTGGGGAAATATCGGCAGACATATCATCAATCATGATCATGATTGCGGCCTTCATTGCCTTTCTGATTGTGACGACAAGGAGGTAACATGAAATATCTAATCTTAGTTCTTGGCTTCATTTGCTTTCCCGTTCTTGCGGAGGCTCAAGCTCAACCAGAATCAACCCTCGTGACTCAGGAGTCGGTTAACTGGTTGGTAGACCTTTTCAATGATATGTATGAGGTCGTGCACCACACACCTAACTTCATCGAGCGTGCATTTGCTTACATCATCGAGCTTTATGCTTATCTACAATTCTATGTCGCTCTTCAAACCATCGAATTTGCCTATGGTGTTGCTCAAGCTCTTATCACCAACATCGGCTTGGATTCTTTGCTTTCTGAGGCTATCAGCAAGCTTCCTTCCGAATATCAAACAACTTTTCGTGCTCTTGGTTTTCTTAAGGCAATAACAATCATTTGTGAAGCGGCTGTCGTTCGCTTCGTTCTCAACTTCATGGGGTGGTAACGTGGCAACAATTATTCGACATGGCCCAGCAGGTTCTTACAAATCATCTTACGCCGTTTGGTTTGAATTGCTTCCAGCACTTCGCGAGGGGCGCGTAGTTGTCACCAACGTTGAGGGCATGAAAACATTAGAAGAAATTGAAAGTAGACTAGGGGAGCGATTCCCCATTTCTGCTCGACTTTTCCGTATCAGTAGCCAAACCACCAAGGGCAAATATCTCTGGCAAAACTGGTATAACTGGATGCCTCTTGGCGCGTTTGTGCTTATCGATGAAGCTCAGGACATCTTCAATAAAACCCAAGGCTTCAACATCGATAAAAACGTTTATCAAGGTATCGAGCCATTTGCTGACACCTTGCCGCCTAACTTCATCGACTTGTACGACCGCATTCGCGTTGCTTTCAAACCTCAAGAAGTTTACATCGATGACATTGGGGAAAAGATTATTGATGAGAACGGCAACATCATCATGCCAGCCGATTTCAAAGAATCACTACAGCGTCACCGAAAATACAACTGGGATTTAGTCTTTTGTACGCCCAACATCAAATACATCGGTGATGAGGTTAAATCCGTTTCTGAAATGGCAATTGCTCATAGCTCGCGTGACGGTATCTTGCCTTGGTCTAAGCGCAAAACTCGTTTGTTTGTTCACGAACCACGCTCAACAACCATCAAGCCCACAAAAGATGACCAGGTAGACGTGAAGAAAATACCCGTTGCCGTGCATCTTCTTTACTCATCCACATCAACCGGAGCAATTACCAAATCCAAGAAAGGGCGACCACTTTGGAAAGAACCCAAGCTAGTCATGGCGGTAATCTGTTTTGTTATCGCGTTTTCAGTAACCATTGACGGATATTTTAAGGCGACTAATGCTTCTACAACTAATCTCGATACAGTATCGACTGACTCAAAAACTCAATCCGGTACTCAACAAACTTTCGTTCCTAACTCGACCAATGGCCAAACTTTTACGCAAGTTGGCGCAGCTGGCCAAGAGACTTCTAATAACAGTGGCGAAATGGGTGATAATTCTAGTTTTCATCCGATTGGTCATGCGCCTTCTGCTCGTCCTTTTATAGATTCGGCGCCTGTGGCAGTTCCGTTTGATTTCAAGAAAATCTACGTTTCCGCTATCGTCGCCAAGCATTACGCAAACCGCAACTTTCAAAGCTATGACATCACGCTAGAGGGTGTAGACCATCAAGACCAATCTCATTATGTCAGTGGTTCGATACTTTCCAAGTTAGGTTTTACGCTTCAAGTTCTCGATAACTGCTTAATTCAAATCAATTACGGTGGTTACTCTGAGTTCTTAACCTGTCGAACTCGCATTAATCATTACAGGCAAGACGCGCCAATCCAAATGCAAGTGCAGAACGACAACACCGACACCAAACAAGCTAGTTTTCCCGCAATCATGCAATAGAGGTAATAAAATGGAATCTTTAACACTGACAACTCAAGACATCGATTTAATTCTGCAAGGTACATTTCATTATGCATTTGCGGGCGTTCTCGCAGCTTTGTTCGTTTATGACTTGTTGAGCGTTCTTTTTCTTGATCTAATGAAAAGACTTTCATGGAGGATTTTTAAGAATGATTGATTTGATTGTTGAGTATCGAG